GCACCTGAAAGGTCAGCGCCGTCACGTCGGAATCGGTGAGCAGCGTCCAAGTATTCGCCGCGATGTCGATGTTGGTGTTTTGGGCCATTGATCAATCCTCGGTCACGTCGGGGACGACTGGCATTTGCTGCGCCCCATAGGGTTCAAGTGCAAATTTTACCCCAAATTGAGCCATGAGCTCTTTATCGCGGGCAATCTGGGAGAGGAGCTCCTCGACATCTCGGCCATACTGCGCGGCCACGTCCTGAAGGCTCAAAATGCCTGCCTTCATGCCGTTGACGGCTGCGGTCATCTCTTTCTGCGGGTCCACCCAATTCCAGGCACGGCCCCGGAACTCAGCAGCGTCGGAGAAGCGCTCAAACTGCCGGACGGGGATGCCGAAGGAATCCACCTCCATGGCGGCCTCTAGCCATGCGTCGAAGGCGGGCCGCACAAAGTGGTCGAGCATGAATTGCTGAAGGGTGCGGTAGTAGTCCCGCTCCTCGAGGGCGCCTTGACGGATGCTGGAGTAGCTCGTGGCCTCGAGGTCATTGCTCAAGCTCGTGTAGCTCACCCCTAGCCCCGAGGCGACGCCCTTGAGCACGCTGGTGTGGAAGGCGTCGAACTCGTTGGAGGGGTATTGCGGGTCAAATGCAGTAAAATCAACACCTTGAGGCAGTTGATGGAAGGTGCCTGGCGACGCATCGAAAATTGGGATGTTGCCATCCATGTCATCAGCCACAAAGCCATCGCCGCTCGGGCTGGTGAAAAATCCCATCTTCGACGCGCCCACTCGGGCGTTGATGATCGCCGCCTCGCGCAGCGCGCCCAGCTGCTTAATCGACGCCAGAGCCGGAGCCATCCAGGGCTCGCCTCGGGTCTGCCCGGCACGCAGCTGGCGGAAGATGTGGATCACCTTGCTCGCCTCGATCCGACGATGCTTCGGCGAGCGCGTTTGCGTGGTGAAGTCGTAATCCCCGGGGTGACCCGTCAGGATGTGATAGGCAACCGGCTTGCGGAAGCGATCAAGCTCCACGCCCATGCGGATTTCGTTTCCGTTAGGCAACCTTTCCGACTTTTCCTCGTCGATTTGATCCGGCTCGATGAACTCGAGGGCGAAAGAATCGTGAAAAGAGGCGCCTCGATGCTTGATGATGAACACCTCGCCGTCCCTCGCGAGGCCCTCCATGACCATTTTCTGCACGTCATTCCAGCTCATTTTGCCGTCGACGGTGCAGTTTCCGAGCCGTCCCCAGCGCCGAAAAGCCATCTCCACGGCGCCATTCCCGCCTTGATCGAGGCGGCCAACGCTATCGAGCGCCTTCACCTGAAGGGTAAAGCCACGATCGCCAATCACATTTGTCTTGAGGAGCTCGAGGTAGCGCTTCGCGTACTCATTGTTCCGCGCCAAATCGCGGGTCCGCGCCCGCATTCTTGAAATTACGGGGTAAAGCTCCGAATCTGCGCTGCGCTCACTGCCGGGGAAGTCAGCAAAAAGCCGCCCAGTGCTGGCGGCTGCATAGGATCGCTTAAAGGTGCGGCCCCGCGTTGGCTCTGGGGCGGGCTTCTTTTTGAACCAGTCAGCGATCCCCATACTAAAACCTCACTTGAATGGTCGAGCCGTTCTTCTTCCCGCGCTTCACGAGCTCTTTGTTATTGTGTTGCACCACCTCGCGCCGGTAATGGTCACGCGCATCGAGGAGCTCTTGGAAACTGAGTTTGGTCAAGCTGCGGCCGGCAATGGAGTAGGAGGCAACGTCGGAATCCGCCTTGCCTTGCAAAATGGTCTCGATCTTGGCCACCATGATCTCGGCGTGAATGCGCGGATCGGCCTGGTTCGAGTCCATGTCGGGGATGGCGGTGAAGTCGCCGATGTCCACCACCAGGCGATTGCCCGATGACGTTTGAGTGATCTCAAGCTGCCAGTGATAGAGGCCGGGGGAAAAGGCCGCGCTCGTATCGCTGTCGACGGTGAATAAATAATAGTCGTCCGTCGAGCCCGCCGCCTGAGCCAGCTTGATCTCAGTGCTGCCCCCGCCCGTGATGCGGGCCACATACTCGGCCGTGTAGCCGGAGCTCGTGGGGTAGTCTTCCGCGATGTCCGAGCGCTTCCACTGGATGAAATCCCCAACCACGATCTCGGTGGGTTCACCTTCCGGGGCGTTCGCTGCGTCGAAAAGATTGGCCATCGTCACCGCCAGCTGTTAACGAAGCCGCCCGCCCGGGCCGGCCGTGGCACAAAGGCTTGGCGCTTGGGCTCGGGCGCCGCCTCCTGCTTTGTCTCCACCGGAGCGGCATCCAAACGGGCCGCCAAGGCATTAACGTTCACGCCAATGATAGCATGAGCCGCCAATGCGTACACAAAGCAGTCGAGCGCCTCATTTCGAGGCCGGGTCTTGATGAACTCCCGCCGCTGAAACCCTTTGTGGTATCGGGTCACGATCTTCTCGGCGGTAAGCTGCTTGAAGTATTCATCCGGCAGGGTGTCAGAAAAATGGACATATGCCGGCCCCTGATCCGTCACTTTGAGCCGACCGAAGAGCGTGTCCTTCACCGTGTGCACACCCACGGGGAATAGGGGGCACTTCCCGACGTTATTCTTGGATGGCCGCCCCACCATGGCCTTCCCTTCGCCACCCACGCCCTTGATGGCGAACACCCGCCGCCCTGCGTTGCGCTTGCAGTACGCATAAACCGCATTCGTGTAGTGACCACCCGAGTCCACGCAGGTCGAGCGAATCATCAGCTTTCGGCCACTCTCCGTCTCATACTGCGCGAAGAGTTTAGAGTCGAGCGCCGTCCAAAGCTGTGGCGTCGAGGGGTCGCCCCAGAGCGTGTCATGGGAAAGCACCCACGTCTCGTCATCTCGGCCATGGCCCAGCACCGTCACCTCGAGGCGGTTGTCCTGCACGTCGACGCCAGCAGTCAGCACGATCACCTCGTCGGGGATGGCGGGCAGCGGCTCGCGCCTCTCCGCCAGCGCCCAGTCGTCCACCGTCTCGCCCTGGTCCTCCCAGGTCTCCCCGAGATAAGTATTGGTCCACACCCGGAGCATTTCGGGGTTCTTTTTCACGCTTAGGAAGTCTCTCACCCCGTCACTGAGAGGCGTCCAGGGTGAATACATTCCATTGATTGCGAAACCAGCCACCCCCGTGAAGGGTTTCGAGGCCCTCCACTCGCCATTTCGGATGGCCCAGATTCGGTCAGCGTCGCTCCACAAGGCGCCACACCCTTCGCAGGCGTAGCGTGCTGTTTCGGGGTCGCCGTCGATCCATTGCACATTGCTCCATTTCAGCACCTGAAACTGCTCGCAGTGGCGGCACGGGACGTGATAGTGACGCTGATCCGACGCCTCGAAAGCCTCCTCGATGCGGCTCGCGCCCTTATTCGTGGGCGTCGAGACCATAATCACCTTGCGATTCCAGAAAGTCGCCGTCCGTTTGCGGCCGAGAGAGATCGGATCGCCCTCCGTGCCGGCGCTCGAGGGGAACCTATCGACCTCATCTGCGAGGAGGATTCTGACGGGGCGGCTCGCGAGACCCGCTGCACTATTGGCGCCTACTAGGGTAATGGCCCCGCCCGGGAAGACCTTGTGGAGCGTGGTGTTGCCAGAATCCCTCGCCCTCGGGTCTTTGATCTTGCCGCGCAGGGCCGGCGTCGAGCGCACGAGGCCAGCGGCCACCCGGTCCTTCGAGAAGGCGTGGGCCATCTCGAGGGTGGGCTGCATCACGAGGATCGGGCACGGATCGTGGGCGATGTGGAAACCGAGGATGTTAAGGATGGCCTCAGTCTTGCCCAGCTGAGCTCCGGCCATCACCACCACCTCGGGGGTCGCCGGATCGGAGCAGGCGTCCATGATTCCGCGCTGGTACTCGGCGCGGGAGGTGTACCAGCGGCCGGGTTCGCTACTGCTTTGCGAGTCGAGCCGTCTTTCGCGGTCGGCCCACTCGCTGACGCTTAGCCGGGGCGGCGGCTTCATCACCTTCAGCGCCGTCCTCGCTGCTTTCCACATTCGCTGTCGTTGGATTGACCTTTGGGTCATAGCTTTCGAGCTCCTCGAGTGCTTCCCTCACCAAGTCCTCGATTACGGCTTGGCACTTCCCCGCCTCTCCCTCACTGGCGACCACTGGGGCCGCCTTCGTGGGCACGCTCATCATTTTGGCCTTCACGGCCATGAGCACCGACTCCCACGCTTTGATCACGTCATCGACCACCACCAATTCGCCGCGCACCTTTGCGAGCTCGAGCTCCGCGATCTCCGCCTCGGCGTTGACCTTGCGGGTGCGGGCTTCGTCATAGGTGGAGCCTATCTTGACGTTCCCTGCTCCGACGTTTGCCATAGGTTTTGCCTATCAGTTTCCGATATTCGATCAGTACCAAAATCTCGCGCCGCTGCGTGACC